CCCACCTCCCTCGCCTTGGGCCCGTTAAGGTCGAGGCCCCCGTGGAACAACATTCTTAGGTTGACTCTTATGAGAAAACTTAGGAAATGGGTTCTTCAGGGGTCGAGTTTTACCAGAAACAGCCGCCCATTCAAGGCGAATGTTCTTGGGAAACTCGAACGCTGGTCCCTCAGGCTTCCATGGGGTACCAATCCCATAGGCTTTGAGGGCCTCGCGTGCGACTTTAACGAGAGTCCTTGCGAACCGGGACCAACCTCTGATCTCCCGTTTTCTTTTGTCAAGCCGCCAAGTCCGTCCACCTAGAGGAGACTCAAGGTAATCGGAAAGGGCGGTTGGGTCAAAAGAATCTCCACTCTTAAGGGCGCGGAAACCCTCAAGAGTGAAGCGCTCAAGGACTTGAGAAAATCTCACAGCCACTTGAGCGACGGGTAGGTCATTAAGGACGGTTAGGCGAGTGATAGGTGCACCTCTAAAACGGTCGAAGGCCCTGAACCACTCTTTTGTAAGGAGTGGAGCGAGACCTACGTCCTGCTTTAGGAGAGAATCCAGCACAATCCGACGACAGGACTCGTTGATAATAACCAGGTTATGTGCCTGGAGAAAATCAGCCGAGGAATCCTCCAGTGGGTGGTTAAGGCGAAGGACGTAAGTCCCCGCCTCCATACTTCCCTGGAGGAATTCTGTTGTCAGGAGTGCCTCTGCTGCGAATTGTCTCATCCGTCTGCTCTGACGGTAGGACTTTCCAACAGCGAGAGAAAGATTCTCAATGGCCACAGGGATTCCAGATTTCGGCTCGAGGGACTTTCGGCGTTCTCCGGTCAGGACCGCTACGAGAAGCGAAGCTTCTCCGATGTGGTCTAGGACAGAGGACACGGGAAAAGGAGAAACCTCCTCTCCACGGAACAGGTATCTCTTTGCGAACTCACAAATCTGAGAAGAAGTGTAAGTTTTAGCTAGGGACACCTGAACTCCGATAAGGTCAAGCTTAGTCCGGTAACATGCAGCGAGGTTGGAGTCACCGATAAGGACGTCATCACCGAGGATAACATACTTTGCGGTTTCCCACGAAATCTTTAGCTCGCGACAACACCAGTACATAACGAAATGGTGAGCCACTGTGAAGGAGGACCAGGAAGACTGAGCCCCCATAGGGTTTCCTACCGCATATCTAATGGAGTTACGCGGAGAAACACTAAAAGGGTAGTC